AATGACTATGATTCCTACTGTCCAGGTATCAATATCATCCGATGATAAATCAGCCGTCGAGGAAATTATTTGGGATGTGCTGGCTAAGACATATTACTATGACCCTAAGACAAAGGAAGATGCTATATTCTACAGTCGTCGTAAGGTAGATATGCTTATCCACGAAATGGACCAGCGTAATATACAATATAAGCTCTTTCGCGGCTCTGCCTATGGTAATCTATCATGCTTAGACTGGATAAATGGTAACTATCATACTTTACCATTTTTAGTCCAGCGCGGCCTGGTATCCCAGGGAGAAATTGACTCCTTTCTGGTCTCGCTAGACCCTCAGCGTCTTTCTAGAATAGAAGAAGATAACCGTATAGAGTTAATTCCAGATGGTCGAGTCTGGGATTAGGATTATTTTATCCTCTTAAAAAGATAGATGTATATAGACGCGCCTAAATGAATATTCGCCTTACCCATCTCGACGGTACCCTACCCAACCTTGCCCTGATGAAGCTATCCCACTGGCACAAGGCTCAGGGCGATACCGTCCATTTTACAACTAGCCCTGGTCGCACACTGTACGAGCCCGAATATGATATCGTCTATGCATCATCGGTGTTCGTGGCCCAGGACAAGCCGCGTGACGAGTTTCTGGCTAACTGGGCTAATCACCCGCGTTGTGTAATCGGCGGAACAGGTACGGGTGATTACAACCTAACCATTGAGCAAGTCATCGGCATCGACCCATACGAATACTACGACTACTCGATCTATCCAGACTATAAATGGTCGCTAGGCTTCACTTCACGCGGCTGTCGCTTGCGCTGTCCGTTTTGTTCCGTCCCGGTCAAAGAAGGCCGCATACGCTCAGTAAACACCATCTCGGATATCTACAGACCGGGTACCCCGCGCAATATCGTACTGTTCGACAACGACTTCTTCGGCCAGCCGCGCGACCAGTGGATTGCGCGCTGCCAAGAACTTATCGATGGTAACTTCAAGGTCTCACTGAACCAAGGTATTAATGTGCGCCTTATTACTGATGAATCTGCGGCGTGGCTGTCCCGCCTGGTCTGCTATGACGGCAAGTTCAAGAATCGACGTATCTATACAGCTTGGGATAATTTACGCGACGAAAAGGTGTTCTTGCGCGGCATTGACCATTTATTGCTAGCTGGTATCAAACCATCATATATAATGGTATATATGCTAATTGGCTTTGAGCCCAATGAGACTATTGACGAAATTCTATACCGATTCAATAAAATAGATAGTTTAGGCATGCTGCCATTTCCAATGGTATATAATAAGGCTAAGTTAAAACGCGGTTCCCCAGACCGCCTGTTGCATGACCTCCAGCGCTGGGCTATTGGAAGATTCTATAAGGTTATGACGTTTGCTGATTATCGTGCAATTAAGCCAAGTAGACCATCTGATGTGGCAGTAAAAAAGAACTTACTTTCTATTGACAACAACACTGTTTCTGTGCTATAATAATATCAAGTAAACCCTACGTATCATCCCCTACATCTGTCAGGCTTGAAATTACATAGTAAGCCGCAAGGGTAACCGTAGAGTTTACTATCGCTACTTATATAATATATGAACAAATCATCTTACGAACAGCTCATGAAGTTTCTGGCTGATACTATCTATCATGTACAGCAGAATGAATATCGCCGCGTAGACGATGCTGGTCCCGACTACTATGTATCGGTCTATAGGGTTGGCGATTATGTACGTATAGATATTCATGAAATATCCACTGAAACTAAGAAAGATGTGGCAGCAGACCATGCAGTAGACTATATCGTCTACTCAAAGCCGGACTATTCTAATCCACTGTTCTAATACTGGAGCCACCTATGCAATTCTCATCCCGTAGCTCTGTTTACAATTTTCTCACCACTTACGCCGCCGACCATCCCGATGAACAGCTAGAGATGATCAACTGGCTAACAGGTACGTTGGTCAACTGGGTGGATGTACGCGCGCTGAATATGTTTGCTGATAAATTACCGCTGGCTGTTCAGCAAGGTAAACTGCCTAGGCTGGAGCCGATGATCTATTAGATGCTAGAAACAAATCTAACCCCAGACGCCGACTACCTCTCCTTCAGCACAGATCACGATCTGGACGACGCGGTTGCAATCTACTGCCGCAAATACGGTAGTGCGCCACAGCACTGGTCGCGTGACGCTAACCTATTACGCCTAGGGCCTATATTAAAGGAAGAGACTAGTGACTGACGCTGAACTAGCCAAATGTACTAACGCTATCCTATGGGCCGACGAATGGCTGCAAGTCCTCTCTACTCACCCCGATTTCCCAACTGACCGTAACACCATGATAATCTGGTTCTCTAATGCAATCCAAGCTGGCTATGATGCAGGCTATCGGCGCGGTGTAGAAACAACACGTATAGATAAAGTTCCCCGTAGTAGACGATAACTATTGACAATATAACTGCATAGTGCTATAATACATGTGTAAAGAGGTGTGCCTATGCAGCCAACAACTAGTGATGTCCATGTTGAAAGTACGATCAATGGTAAGCCCGCGTCGGAAATGACCGATGAAGAGCTTACTGAGATGCTGCGCAGTATCATTGCGCGTATGACGGCTGAAGATATCTCAGACTTCTTGCCCGCTAAATCAGAAGTCGGTGATATCTCCAAGCCCTACCCCTCAGAGCACGCCGCGCGCCAGACCGACCCCGGTCAATATAAAGCTATCCGTCGCCAGAACGGTAAGTTCGGACCCGGTATCGACGCCATCTTCGGTGTGCGCGACGACGGCAAGACCGAGTTGCAATCCATTCGCTTCGACGCCTCTAAGTTTACACCCGAACAAGCGCGCGCGTGGCTGAAAGCTCATAACATGAAGACTAACCTGGAAGCGGCTACTGGTGAAGTAAAGAAACAGGTCGCTAACGGAGGTACTATGTATTGTAACAACTGTGGTGAAGAAACCGATAAGCTTATGCTGTCGGCTGATAAGCTTCTACTTTGTTGCGCGAAATGTGCTAAGCAGGAAGAAGCTGAACCTGAAGAACCCGAACCTGAGCCCCGAGAAGAATCTGAACCGGAAGAACCTACTGAGAAAGCCACTATCAAGATGGACGACGGTACTGTCATCAAGGAATCCTTTACTGACAGTCCATGGTCTACGCCGGAATCCAGTCTTGACGCGGGAGCGTTCTGTTCAGTCTGCTTAATCGATGATAATCCGGCTGGCTCCGAGAAGACCAAGTCCAAATGCCACTTGCCCGTACGCTCGCGGCCCGGTGGCCCAGTCAATAAAGGAGCGCTGCGTAACGCCGCGGCACGTCTCAATCAAGTTCAATCCTCATCCGAGTCCAAAGCTTCCGCTAAGCGTAAACTGGCGCGCCTGATGTCTGCGGCTGGCATTGACTCCTCACTTAACAAGGACTTCTCGCTAGACAAGCTCGCTCAGAGAGAGGACGTAGAGATTACAGCCGAGATCATCAAATCCGACGACGAGAAGCGCTTGGCTTATGGTGTGTCATACCCTGCTAAGCCATCGACATGGTCGGATACCCAGGGTGACTGGGTCTCGGAGTCGGAAATCGAGTCCATGGCCCATCGCTGGCTGGCTAAGTCCCAGCAGTATGACATCCAGCATCAGGTCTTCGGTCTTGCCCGCGAAGATGCCGTCGTAGTCGAATCTTACATTGCGCCTACTGACTTCTCTATCAATGACAAAATTGTCACCAAGGGTTCATGGGTGGTCGTAACTCACTTCCCTAACCCGGATATCTGGCAGCAGGTCAAGGCTCAAAACATCAACGCTTACTCGATCCGCGGCAAAGCTAAGCGCAAGCCGATGGTAGCATAACCCATCATGGACGATTCATACTACTACGACGACCTAGTAGAAACTCTGGATGTCTTAGATATCATTACCGAACTAAACAAGCTAAAGCAGACCACTGCATACGGGTCAGAGCCTACTTCAGCTTGTCCATCTGACAATAATTCCTTCGAAGGAGTACTGCGGTCTCAACAAGTTCAACCGCAGAAAGGACAAAACATGGCAAATCTTCCTATGCATTCCGAACCGGATGCCGTCCTAAACGTTATCGGTGATCTCCACATGGGTGAAGGTGAAGACGCGGGCCTTCTTCTAGTCGGTGATGTCAACATCATGAAAAAGTTCGCGGCGGCAGCTGGTGTCTTGAACGGCGGCAGACAATTCGGCCACGTTCGCATCGTCTTTACCAAGATCACGGCTGACGTTGTGACTTCAGACCAGACCTTTGGTAATGCATTCTCTGAACCATCAGAGCCAGTTGAATAAGTAAGATATAATAGGTATAAGCTGTAGCCCGTACTGTGACTTATACCTATTATATAGTATAGAAAGGAACTAATCAATGGATACAATCAACGTCCTACTGCACGACTCGCGCTTTTGGGCGGCAGTCTGGTTGGTTATACAGACGGTCCTGTTCTATTTCCTGCCGACTTTCCCGCAGGAAATCTGGGCGGCTATTAATGGTCTGTTTGCGGTAGTCCTAGCGGTTCTCTCAGCTGCTTCTACTGGACCAAAAGTCCGCGCCCTACGCGCTACGCGTGCCGCAAATAATCCGCCAAACTAGCTATTTGACCTCAAACAGTAGAAAATCAGGTATAATACAATACGAATATAGCACAATATTGTACTAATACTTGACAACTATCATTTATTGTGTTACAATCACTACAGAATAGGTAGTAATACTGCTGGATAAACAACATCTATTCTACTAGCTAAAGGACGGGAACCCTGAGCGGTTCCCGTTCATCGTTAA